GATGAAATCGTCACTGTATCGGTACGGGGCTGTCTCGTCCAACAGCATCTCCCGCGCTTCCAATACGACGTCAGCGGCGGTAAAGCTCATGGCAGGTCACGAGAGGCATCTTCTTGGATGCGCTCTTCCTCGACAACAACGACTTCTGACTGGACGACGGGTTGTGGGTCCAGTGCCTTGACGCGGCGCGTACGAGGCTTCACAGGCTCGACCACTTCGGCTGGAACCTCTTCAACGACTTCCTCGACAACCTCTTCAAAGTCTTTACGCTGAGCGTAAGCCGGTTGCCAAATATACAGCGTACCAGATGGGATGTGGCGTAGCAGACGGTCAGACATTGTGATCTCCATGTGAGTAGGGGGAGCATAAGCTCCCCCTGATTCTACGTCAACCTAGCTGCTTAGGCTTGGGCAGACACAGCGGACAACACTTTGCCGAACACGCGCACGCGCACGAGGCCCGAGCCCAAAGCGGCGGTGTTCTGCTGCACGCGAACGTACGAGGCAGTTGTGGTGTTGACCACAGTGTTGGCAGCAGTGGCCAGCTTGATGAGCTGTGTGCCGCCAGCAGCGTCAGTAGCCCAAGCAGTTAGGCCTGTCACGTCAGTGCCGCCGACTTGGATGTCCATGGTGCCAGTGGCGGTGCCGGGGCGAACCACGGTAACGGCAGCAGCAGTGACGATGAAGCCAGCGTAAGCTGGAATCTCGAACATGTCCACAGTGTCAGCAGCAGCGACGGCCAGTTTGGAGCCATCCAACTCGAAGTCCAAGATCACTTCGCCGGGGAAGCTGGCGCGATCTGTGGAAGCGGGGGCGAGACCTGCAGTGCGCAGGTTAGCAATAGTTTTAGCAGCCATTTCAATTTCTCCAGATATGAGTTTGCGACCCCCCGGGTGTTACCCCGGGGGAGTTCATCAGCCTTGACGGACGTAGCCGACAGCCAGAGCTTCAGGCTTGACAGTCTTGTAGCCGTAGACTTGCAGGCCACGGATGATGTTGCCGAAGGTGGACTCAGCACGCAGGCTTTCCATCTCGGTCATCTGCGAAGCGAAAGTCAGGCCCATCTTGGTGCCAGCAACCACGTTGAAGCACTTGTTGCCACCGTCAACGACGCTGTTCAGGTTGTGCGACACGTACAAGGTGAAGCGGTCGATCATGCCCAGACGGCCATTGCGCAAGATGGAAGTAGCGTCGCCAGTCAGCGAAGCGTCCTTCAGGTCAGACTTCTTGATCAGACCAGCCACCCAAGCAGGGATTACCAAGAAGCGATCGCTGTCAGGGCAGTTTGCCTCGTCCAACACGGTGCCCAAGTCCACGATGAACTCGGTAACAGACTTGGTGCTAGAAGCGCCGTCTTTGGTCAGAGCCAAAGCAGAGCCAGTAGCGCCCAAGTTGATGTTGCCAGAGATGCGACCAGCGGTAGCACCACGGTTCAGCGCGGAGATGTCAGGCAACATGCCGGTCAGGACGTTGGCGTCGATGCAGATTTTCATCTTCTCAGATGCGTCCTTCGACCATGTGTCCATCAAGTTGATGTCGGCCTGAACCTTGTCCACGTCGTCTTCGATGGCAGCGAAGTATTCGCCTTGGTCGATCAACAGCTGGATTTTTGGTTTGTCAGGACGCTCGACAGTCAGCGTCATACCTTTTTGGTATGGGCGGATTGTCAGCTCAGGGCTGGTGCGGATGTTCACGGTGTCACCCATGGACTTGATCTCACCTTCGTAGTCGGTATTCGAGATCGCGGCCAAAACGGTGGCGTCGTAGAAGTTCTCGATCAGCTTGGCTGACCAGATTTCGGGGATAAAGTTGCCGCTGTAGTTAGCGGAACCGGGGGCGACTGGATAGGTCATGTCTTACTCCAAAACAAAAAGTTGATTAAGCTGCGCTCTGGACAACTCGTCCTTCGCGCTGGGCCAAAAAGATGTCGTTCTCCAACGTACGGGCTTCTGCCTCACGACCCTTATAACGGCCATTCATCTTGTCAGCGTAGAACTTAGCGATCTCTGTACGAGTCCACTGTTTCTTTGCTGTCGCAGCTGGAGGAGTCGATCCGGCGCTTGCGCGACCGGGTGCGATCTGGCGCTCCAACTTCGAGACGTTGCTCGCTTGCTGGGGTGTGGGGGTTGTGCTCGCTGCTGGGACGTTTGCAACGCCAGCCTCGCGCTTCCACTGTTCAAAAAAGTTCACAACACGCTCAAGGTTGAGATTCGTATGTGCATCGGTCAGAAGAGTTTGACGCTGCAGGCCCGAGAGAGGGTCTTCAGACAACAGCCAGTCGTGGAAACGAGGCTGCTCATTGATCTTCTGCCAATCAGGTACGCGGCTACCAAGCTGCTCATAGAATTTCTCGTGAGCTGTCTTGGCCTGATTGTCTGCAACTTGGCGAACAACAGGCACTACGCCTTGCAGCTGGTCGATGCGGCTGATCAGCGTCTGCATAGCTTGCGCCAGAGGAGCCATCTCTTCGCGGGAAACACGGCGAGCGAACTCAACCATGTCAGAACCGTACTCGGAGACGTCTTTGTCTGTGACGTGAGCTGGGCGGCTGCTTTGCGCTGCGGGCTGGGGTGCAGCCTGCATTTGAGCGACCAGTTGCTCCATGTTGGCCAGTCGTTGCGCGGTTTCATCCAGAGAGCGTTTTTGCGCGTTGAATGTGCCTTGCAGCGAGCGCCAGCGTTGGGCGTAGGTAGGTCCGTTCTCATCCTCAGCCGAGGTGGCCGATGATTCAACAGGAGTTGCAACTGCAGTAGGAGCCGCCGGTGCTGGGGTCTCAGTAGCTGGAGTCTCTGTGGGAGCCTCAACTGCTGCTAGTTCGCTGGGTTCAGCGGTGTCCGTTGGCGTTTCTGCCTTCGGAGTGTACAGCTGGTCAGCGATGACTTTCGCGTCGTCGATCTGCTTCTGGAGTTGGGATGGTAATGCCATTTTGTACCTTGCTTTCTGCTAAGGAATCAAGACCGTATGACCTGCCGAATTTCGGTCAGTGCCTGCACCCGGCCTTTAAAGGTGCTGAAGTGCTCGGGGGTACCTTGCGCCATCTGCTCAAGTTCGGCGGAGCGCAGGCGTTCCAACAGGTCGATAAAACCCGGGAAGTGCTTGCCAACCTGTTTGCACAGAGTTTGCTCGTCGACTGAAAAGGTAAAGCGCATGGTTAAAACACATTCGTATGTGAGTGCACACTATACATCATCGTTAGCGCGTGTCAACACGCCTGTGTAATCTTCCGTGTGCGGCAATAGCCACAATATGGCTTGGCGGGAGCTTGCGCTCTCCGCGTGCAGCGCAGAAATGCGCGTCTGTGATACTGAAGCTACCGCGTGGGCGTGCCGTGCTTTGGGCCCCCGCGTCGACGGTGCCAAGCATCACAACGCTGCGCCCGCCGTACACTTTCGCAGTGCTGTTCTCTGACAGAGCCTGCTTGTATGACACCCGACCTAGAACAGCAGTGACCGCCACACCGACAGCCGTTGCCACGTGTACAGTTGTAACAGCTTGTGTGCGTTTGGCCACACTCGACCCACCACACCCGTAGCTAGCATACTGCGCGGTTGTCTTGGCTCTGCCACCAGACACGCGGGCCCAGCCGTCATACTCGACAATGGTGTTCGCAGGGTTGATGACTACCAGCACTGGAGAGTTCGTGCTGGTCTTGGCTGTACCACCACGGCAGAACACCTTCGCATCCACAATGCCGCGCACAGCCAAACGACGTGGTCTGCGTTCTTGTTTCTGCTCCGTGTCTATAACAACGCCGCTTGCCGCAAAGGTGTCGAGGCCAGACTCCGAAACAGCCAACTCTCCAGATACACGAGCCACGCCAGCGCCTGCGAACGAATCCGCCTCATCTGTGGCAGCCATGCTGCCGTCGACCAGCACAGCGCCAGTGCCCGCGCCGGTGTCAGCGCCTTCAGAAGCGTTTTCATACCCTTGAACCAGCACATTGCCAAGGGCGTAGATCGTGTCAGTGTCCTCAGATGCCGCCAATGTGCCAGAAATCTGCACTGCGCCGGACACCGTTGCTGTGTCGCTCGCGCCTTCGGTTGCTGAGAAGACTGCGTATACCTCGACAGTGCCAGCGCCAGAGAAAGTATCTTGCCCAACTTCTGACACAACCAACGCGCCAGTCACAACGGCTGTGCCTGCTCCAGAGAAGGTATCAATACCGACCTCAGAAACGCTCAGCGCCCCTGTGACGACTACATCACCAGTGCCTGCGAACGTGTCGCTACCGACTTCCGAGACACTCAGCGCCCCAAAAATAACTGTGTCGCCGACAGCAGCAAATGTGTCTGCACCCTCTGTGGCTATGAGCTGAGCTGCGACGTACCCATTCCCCGCAGTGGCTACGATCTGCGCACCGACAAGCTGCTCCGATAAGGAGCCTGTGTTGAGTCCGTCTACAGCCATAGCCTACTCGCGGTTAGGCTGAAGATCACGCGTGGGTGATAGCAGCGCTCTGAATGACGACAGTCTGGTTGGTCGTGATATTGGTGTTGTCCAAGATGACGTCAGACGCTGACATACCAACAGTCAGGCCAGTCACGATGTCTGTGTTGTCACTCTTGCGGATGCGAGCCGCGGCGGCAATGCCAGTAGCGTCAGCAGCATCTTGTTTCGGGAAACCCGAGAACGTCAGGACACCGCCAGAAGCAGTGCCCGCAACAGACTCCAGTGTGAACGTAGCCAACACAGTGGCCATGCCAGCAGTGCCAATCTCCAGTTTTCCGCCAGCGCCGATCTGGGTGACAACGGCTTCAAGTCGTGCGTTTTTTACAGCAGTGGTGTAGTTGACAGCCATGATGTTTCCTTCAGTCGATTACGAACAGACCCTCAGAGGCCGTAGCCGGAGGGAAGTACAGGTCAAATGCGCCGTTCGTTGCCGAAGTAGCCTGCTCGAGTGCCACAACACCAAGAGCTTTGCCTTGCTTGGAGGCATTGTAGATCAGCCCACCAACAACATTACTGATAGACACGCGGTCCCAGTGGGCGTCAGTGAACGAAATCACAACAGCCGTGCCGTCCTCGGTGACGCTAAAGCCGTCGAGCTGTTTGCCACCAGCGGTGTATCCGGGCCCAGCTGCTTCGCCGTACGCGGTGTACTCTGTGGTGAACTCGTCGAGTTTTGCCTTGTCTGTGAACAAAGCGATCATATAGCGGTCGTTTTCGCCATGAACGCCGCGTAGGGCCTCAGCTTTGTAGCTGACGCAAAGTCCGGGTCTGCACGCCATCAAGCGCCTCCGTTACCTGTGATTTGATTGGACACAGTGTTGGCTCCATCGCCGCCCATGGGTGTAACAC